ACAGCAGCATCCCCTGCCTCGACAGCCTTGGCTGTCTTCAAGACGATAGCCTCACTCCACGGCCCGTAGGCGATAGTGGACTGCTGGGTACCGACCCAGTAGGGTTCGACAAGCACTGTCCAGCCAGCAGGCCACGTGAACGTCTGGTCGGACTGAGCCTTCACGTTGACGCCGACGATCACCATGTCACCGGCCTTGCCATCGACAGTAACCGTGCCTGTGTCGCCCGTGTACTGCCCGCCCACGTGAGCAATCAGCGTCGGCGTCGTTGCAGCGTGTTCAATAAGGAAGTAGTAGGAACCATCAGGCAGTGCCTCAGCTTCCGCCTTGGAGGCCACCACATGAATCTCCGGGCGCGTCACATTGACGTTAACGACAGGGGCAACCGGGTGAGGCACAACAGGCGTGTTACCCACCAAGGCACTCAGTGACACCTCCTGATCAACCGCGAGGCCGATCTCCTTCTCCACGATGACACCACCGGGGCCTGTGATACGCACGTCGTATGTGCCTGGCTCAAGGTCAATCGACACAGGCTGCAACGTGTTCTGCGCAACGTAGCCACCAACCAGGATGTCAGTGACAGGATTGTTCGAGCCGACAGGGCTAGGCTTAGGCGTCACGTGCAGGCTGATCATCACGTGATCACCTGCAGGTGTCTTAACGCTACCGACAATGCGAGGCATTGTTCAACTCCTTAAATAAATGTGAATAGTAGTGTGGCCCCATCACCTAAGCGATAGGGCCACATCTTGTTAGTTGCTACCGCCAACCGTCCCATAGGCAGGTGCCAAATAGGTACCACCCGTATGAACAGTCGCGACGAGCAAGCCAATCACGGACAGGATCTGCTGAGCAACCGTAGACCACTGCTCCCAGGACTCAGCAGTCCACCCGCCGTAAGCGACACCAACCATGCCAATCGCAGCGAACAGGCCATAGAGCGCTTTGCGACGCTCCGGGGTGAGAATCAGCCACTTCGTACGATCAGTAGTAAGAACGACATTCTTCATCTCAAGAAACCTCCTACTCAGATTCTACCAGCTTCACAATACCCTCAGCGTCCTGTTCGACAACAACACGCCCATGAAGAAGCTTGCCATCTTCACCGAAGATCGAGCATCCACCATCAAAACGGGTCTGACACAAGCCGACAGCCATAGCACCCGTATCAGTCAAGAAGTAATCGTCCCCCTGATACGACAGCCACCCGGTACGCATAGCACCATTAGCTTCCAGGTAATACCACTTACCCTTAAGCTGCACCCAGCCGGTCTGCATCTCACCCTTCGAGTTCAGGTAGAACCAGTGTTCGCCATCCTTCACCCAACCGGTCTCCATAGCACCATAGCGCCCATCATGAACCGGGTGCAGGTAGTACCAGTTACCGTCGATGAACTGCCAGCCAACCTGAATCCAGCCCTTCTCATTGGCGTAGTACCACGAACCGGCGACAGGGAACCAGCCAGTCTCGAAGTTGCCAGCAGGCAGACGATACCACCAGCCACCATCCTGCGACACCCAGCCCTCCTTGTTCAACAGCTCAAGGTCAAGGTCGTCGTAGTACTGCTGAGCCTTCTCAATGTAGTCGTTCGCATACGTATCACGCAGCGAAGCCGGGCACTCAGTCGAGTAGAAGTCGCTATGAGGGAAGACGTTCACTCGCCACTGCGGACGGCCCAAGCCGTAACCACGACACAAGGCAGCAGTGAGGTGCGCGCCAGCATCCAGCGTCTCCTCACTAATGTCCCACCCGCCATCAGCACCAGTGGAGTTCGCGTGCTCAATACCAATCGACTTCTTGTTCACGCCCGGGCAATGCCACGCCGTGTCGGAGTCATGGACATACTGGCAAATATTGCCATCAACGTCCACATCATAATGAGCGCTCGTACCATTCGAGCTGAATGCGCTATACACGCCACTAAAACTCATCGCCTTACCAGCGTTATGGTGGACAACAACACGATCAAGAGCGTTACCACCACGCCCCTCATCAAAGTTGTCAATCCACATATTCGTGTCGGCAACGAGGTCTTGCCAATTCATCTCTTCAACTCCCAGTGTCCGAAGTCTCTCAGTTCCGTTTCAATCATATCAGCAAAGAACTTCTCCCCCTCAGGTGTCACAAACACCTGCCAATGATAACTAGGCCGCTTACCACCCCGAGTAATAGCCCGACGCACACCAAGCAGACCCTCAGCCTTCGGTGTTGGCACATTAATACCACCACGGCGCTTCAGATAACCCTCACGAGCCAGCAGCCTAATGACCTTAAAAGCCCCAATACTACCAATGCCCCTAGCAAACTCAAGCAGACTTGGTTCCATCACACACCATCCACATCAGTAAAGAAAGCAGCAAACGGATCATCACCAGGATCAGCGAACACGACATCAACAGGCGCAGGCTCAGTATCAACAGGCCGCAGAACATCCTTCGGACGACGCATCGCCTTCAAAATAAGCGTCCAGTCGATAGGCAGATAATCATTCAACAGGATCATGTCCTTGATATTCAGATTGCCACGGACCAGCTTATTGTAGAAATACCGATCCGAGTGTCCCCCAACCTTGCGCCCATCCTTGAACGCCGACAGGCCCGCGTCAATGAATTGCGCAAGCACAAGCGCTCGAAAATCATCAAGACGAGCCTCGACATCAGCCGGGTAATCCATCTTCTTTCGCGACGCTCGTGCATTCGCCATCCGCGCACGCGCAGCTTCCAGCTTCACAGGGTTCTCGATTTTACTCACTTGCCAGCCTCCTTCTTGATCATGTCAGGACGAAACCCCGACCAATGCTTCACGATAGCTCCCTTGGCATCTTTCACAACAACAACAGGGGCCTGACTGTACCCGAGGCTCTGAATGAACGACAGGGCCTCATGGTCCTCAGACACGTCCACACTCTCGTGCGGGGCACCCAGCCCATTCAGCTTGCGGTACGTAGCCACACACTGAGGGCAACGAGGCTTAGAGTAAACAGTAATGCTCAACTTCTTCTCACTTTCCAGTCGAACCAAAGCCACCCTGCCCACGCTTCCTCGTAGACAAGACAGGCTCAGCGTACAATTCAGACAGGCTTTCTAGTCGCAGGACCACGATCTGCGCAATGCGCTCGTGTTCTTCAAGAACGACAGGGCTGTCGGTCAGGTTATGCAGCGGCACAAGAACCTCACCCTCATACCCGGAGTCGATCACACCGACACCATTGGCGAGGATCAGGCCCTTCTTGTGCAGCGACGAGCGGGCAAAGACAAGGCCGACAGCATCCCCGGGGATGTCGAACATTTGCGGCGTGTAGCCTGTCTTCACCATGATGGTCTCATGAGGGTAAATGATGTACGGGATCGGCACCTCCAAGTCCGCCCCAGCGTCGCCGTCATGGTGCCTGTAAGGTCGCATTTCTTTCTCCTTCCTCTTTGTTGGTAATAAAGTGAGGGCCTGTCTTATGTTCGACAGGCCCTCACTGTGCGTGTTGTAAGCCCGCACAAGGCCCATACCTGGAAGGACGAACCCTCCTAGTATGTGTTCCTGAGATCAGAGGCGCGCTGTCTCAGGCCGTCTTATCGACAGTCCCCTTGATGAGAGTCGAACTCATACTCCTTACTGGAACCCGGGTTTGAGCCGAGCGCGTCTTCCTGTTCCGCCACAAGGGGGGTGGTGCCCCCTCAACACTCACTGTCCCTTGCTTGCAAGGAGTTGAGGGGGCTATTCAGTTATGTATTCAGCATAGCACTGGTATTTGGTCTATGCTTCGTGACCTGGATCAATCAACACATTGACGTAATCCTGTTCCAGGATCAAGGCAAAAAGCACGTCAGCATCATGCCGGATACCTTCAGCCTCAAATCTGTTAACCGTCACCCAATGCTGGTCAGTCACCTTCAGGAATGTCCCGTGCTTCTTAGTGACAACGACACTGCCCTTGGGCGTAAGGTCATTGAAGTCCTCACAACTCAGGATAGTTGCAACTTCTCGCTTGCCGACACCCTCTACATACAGGATCTTCACCTTATCAAGGCCCATTGTGTGAAGCTTCTTGTAGCCATCTCGCACCTCATCAAAGGTGTCAATGTATCCCTGGTTGTTCATTGGTTTTTCCTCCTTCCAATAGCTGCTTGCAGTATTCCAATACAAGACCCCAGCTAGAATTGCAGGTGTTGTAGCGATGTTCAAGATTAGCTATAGTCTTGATTTCTTGAATAATGCGTCGTTCGTTAATGTCCATCATGCTTCAACCATTGCTCTATCAATCTGGAGCATCATTTTTGCAAACAACTGTACAGCGTTCCAGTCGGCATCATCTCTCTGTGAGTGTGCAATGGCATAAATTTCAACAACATCTTGAAACTGGTGGTAGTTAAGGCTTTCTAGCTCAGGACTGTCGAAAATCAAAACAATCTCACTAAACTTTGCTACCTTATCCCACTCAACACTGTCCGATTTAGTCTTAGCAATCCTTCCAATTTCCTTAGTCAGGTTGGCCAACTCAGCATTCATTAGTCTCCTCCTTTCAGTTCCGAGTACTTCCAACTCTTAACGTCACCATATGTAAACCTAATGGTGCAATCTTCACGTCTACGACGGTGCGAAGCCCTATGACTGGCAATACCAAGATAGTTAAAGGCCCTACCACATGTACAGCAATAGCAATCTTTAGTCAGTCTTGCTCTCATTTATTCATCCAGTCATAGATCATTGCTTCAGCGACACCCTGGCACGAAGCATAGTCCTTAGCATAATCAGGGTACAGCTCTTCAAGGGCCTCGTCCATGTCCCACCAACCCTGCCAGTTATCTACTCCCAGATAGTCAGCAGCGTTCATGCTCACTGCCTGTGACAAGACTTCACGAAGCCACTCTTCAGTGACGACGAACTTACCATCACCAATGTACTGAACGCTATTCATCACACCAACACCATCCAATCTTCCTCGACAGTCTTAGACATTAGACCATCTGACATACCAGAACCAAGAAGAATATCCAACTGATTCACCCAGAAGTACTCATACTCCTCAGTAACCACCTTCAAGTACCTATTACCCTCTGTATCGATCAGAACAGCACCAAGCGCAAGACGACCAAACGGAATAGGTAGCTCACTGAACTTAATAAACATCAGTTATCGCCTCCACTGACCTGCACATCGACATCAGGCAGCAGCTCTTCAGGACGGAACTGCACCTTGTAATGAAATGTATCGACAGACACAGGGTCCATCTGCTCCACAAAGTAGGTGACGTTATCTGAGATACCCAAGTAATGCTTCTTGTACTCTCCATCACCCGTCTTGCAGGTGACCTCAAGCTGAGCATCCTCCTTATCCTTCGTGATCGAGCACAAACCCTCAATGCTGAGAAGGTACTTATCGGTGATGCCATTGACAAAGACAACCCTGCGCATCACGCGGAAGTTATCCGAGTCATTGCTCAGGTTGTACGAGGCCGTCTGAGCCGGGGTACAAGCCCCAAGAGACAGCATGAGTGCACCAGTAATGGCAACCAGCTTATAGTTCATTTGTTCTCATTCTCCTTTGCAAGATATTCGACAACAGTCATTGCGCGGCAATACTTATGCGTCGTGTATGCCGCATGAGCGTCAGCCTCATCTTTGGTTTCAAAAAGACCAATGATGCCAGGGTCATCACAGTCCGAGTCCCATACAGCGTACAGTGTATCCAACATTTCAATTCTCCTTCAGATTGTATTCGACAATGTAAGGCTCAATCATTCAGCCTCTTTAAGTGACGCTCAGCAGCATCACGATCCGTGAACGTAGTAGTATCATAAGGATTCTCCCACGTCTATGCTCGACTCCTTTCAATTGTCACCAACTCATTAACAGAGTCCACAGTAACCTCTAGAACCATCATGTATGGCGGTTCTTTCAAGGGGCACCCCAACCTCGACAGTAAAGATGTTAGAGTCATCCCACGCCGCCTCCAGGTCATATCTAACGAATGCCTTCTCATGCTCAGTGAGCAAACTGAGAACATCACCAACGCAGATCACACGCATCCACCACCCGGATAGAACCAGTGTAACCCCTCAGAATAGCCGCAAGCTCCTCATTCGTATGGAACCTGCCTGTGTTCGACACCCACATGTCGGGGTTATCCAGCTTGAAGAAAGCCCGAACAGACATATTCACGACAGTGCCATTAGGCAACTCACTTGCATCAAACGTCCTGTAATCCTTCGACAGGAACTCATACGCCTCCATGAATCACCATCACCTTTCCATTGCACTTGCGAGCAAGTTCCGCAAACTCGTAGTCATCATGGTCCTTGAACAGGGCGTAATACTGCACCTGGGAGGGATTCTTGTACTCGACACCGCACGCATCCTTCAGTAGTGCGTTAGCATCGACAAATGCAGCGCGGCGGATAAACTCAGCAGCTGTGTTCTTCATCAGATAATCCCATAGTGGACGACACGCACGACATCCTGAGTCGAACGAACAGTTTCAGCGAACTCCTCGTGAGTGTACGTACGACCGTCGAATCCGACCCACACCAACTCACCTCGGTCACCATTACCAACGACACGCATTGCTTCCCAGCCGCCGACAACAACGACAGTGCCTGGCTCGATGTCGAGGGAGTCCATCACGATTCGCTGGCACTCAGGAGTGAAGCACTCAAACCGCGTGCTGGTAAGGTCGGGTGTATTGGTGGCGATGATATTGGCTTCCTCAAGAGTTTTGACGAATGCCTTGATGAGCGGGTCAAGCTCAGTCGTTGTCATTGTTGTTCTCCTTGTCTGTATAGGTGTCGGTGTCTGTGTCTGTGTCTGTGTCTGTGTCTGTGTCTGTGTCCAAAGGGTCAAACAGGATCACGGGCAGGTTGGTGGTGTCACCCCGCATCCGGGCCGCGAACTGTTCGTGGCTAAGGTAGTGACCAGTGCGGGCTGCAAGCCACTGGTGAGGACCCTTTGAGGCATCGACAAGCACGAAAATGTGGTTCCTGAGGCGTACGACAGTGCCGGGGACCATATTGTATGTGGCGATCCTTTGTGGGTTGTAGGTTCATGTTTTCTCCTTTCGTTGTCGATACTCATATCTTAGCAGCCAATCAGTGAGTATGCAACGTGACTTGACCCACATGGAGATAAGGTGGGTTTGCACTGAAAATACACGCGGGGGTATGACACCCCCCTCCATGCCTCTCCTCATATAGTGTTTGATTTTTTATTTGTCAAGTTGAGGGGCCCTTGAATCCCCTCTCATGATGCCCTATCATGTTTTCCTGAATTTGTCAAATTATGCGCCCCCGGTCAAATGTGTAAAGACAACCTTGTCACTCTGTTAACTCACACCCCCTCCAACTCGCGTGACTTGCACCATATGATCCCAGTCACAAATCAACTCTAAGCTGCGTGTTCCTACTCACGAAGTACCCACTACCTAACTTAACTTAGGCTAACCTAACTACGTGGCTATGCTCACGAAGCACAAGTAAAGTCGTGATTACCTTTGTATCAACTTGCACGAACTGACATGATCTATTCGTCAGAGTGTCAGGTGAAAAATTCTCGCGAAAACCCCCCTTTTCGCTGATTATTCCTAGATTTTTTTATTGAAATACAATCAGCAAATTATTACCTACAGAGAATAGTTATAGAACATAGTTGTAATAAGTGTGTTCTATATACAAGATGTTCTAAAATAGATAATATTCTTAATACTATAGATAATATTCTTTATAATAAAGAAAGTTAAAGGATCCGCGGAAAGAAATCATAGAAAAGTAGTGGGTGGTCAGTTTTCGACCATCGCAAAAAACGCTCTAAAACGCCCTCTCACGCCTTTTCAGACCCCTACCTAGGCCATGACACTATCCCCACCCTAAAACTCGCTCAGATCGCCTTCTAGACCCCTTAAACGGCCTCTCACACTCACATCCCTCCCCCACAGTCCGAAATCCGCCACGCTGTGCACACGCGATACCATCACAAAAGCAAAACGTCAAATACGTCCGTATCTTGAGATGTCAAACAAAAACGTCAAGCGACCAAGCTAAACAAGACAAAGAAATAAAAAGATGATAAAATACCAGGGTCACCGCCCTGAGTATGTGTAGGAAATACACGCACACAAGCAAGCAAGGCCTCCTCCCCCCGGGGGGTGTCGAAGGCATAAGCCCCACCTAACAAGACATATGCGTGAGCAAGCACGGGGGCTGTCGTAGTCCTCAGGCCCTGTCGAATGCGCAAGAGGCCACAAGCACACAGGGTGAGTTCAAGCGACACCTTCTGCACTTAGCCGCGTACACGCCTAAGGGGGGTGTCGAAGCGTAAGCACACACGCACACACGCGCACACACGCACACACGCACGAGGGCTGTGTGTGTTGGTGCCTCTACCCCTGTGCGTGCCTCTAAGCCCTCGTGTGTATGGCCCTGTCGAATGCGCAAGCAAGCCGCACCCATGATGTGGCACAGGTCACGCAGACTTGAGTTGACACTCTGACAGACGCTGCGCTAAGCTTAAGTCATCGGCAAGGGAAACAGCCCCAAAGGCCAAAACCAAAGCCAGCCGTGAGGCGAACGATCTTGACTGTAAACTACATGAAGCACGGGGGTTGGCTTGCACCAACCGCAGACCTTGGCAGGGTCAGCTCACGCCCGTGTCGGCCAGATGCTAGCGCACAGGGCAGCCGCCCACCGCGCTGCGTACTTCAGAGCCGCGCCCCTGTCGCTCTCAACGACACGGGCGGGTGAAGGCAGGTTCGATTCCTGCCCGGCTCACGATGTGACACACGTCACGAAGCTTCCAGTTGACAGAGTGACAACACCCCGTGTAAGCTGAAGCCACAACAAACCAAACGAGACCGAAAGGCCCAACCATGACACACCTAGTCAACCTCACTGACGAGTACACCCGCGTCCCCACCCTCACCCGCATCGCGGGCGACTACGACCGCTACA